GTTACGTTACTTGAGAACGCACCAGTAGTCGTGTTCGTTGTAGCACCATCTAGTGCTAAGGCGAAACCACCTGCTGTTGAGCCGTCGTGTACAACTATTGTTTTTTTAGTTGTGTCAACAGTAACTTCACCCAAAAGGCCTGTAAATGAGCTATGTTCTGTTGTCGTACCACGTCGGAATTGAATTGCATATGCTGCCATATTATTAACTCCCGTTTATATATATAAAATCGATTAATTTTAGGGTCCTTTATCTGAATACCTTAATCAGTTTCGACAAACTGGGTGGTTTTCGTTACCCTATGTGAATCAGAGGGCTCGTATTCCCTCTACATGTATTTATCAGATTGGCGTAAAACAGAATACTTACAGTTAATATTATTAAGAACTGAGTTAATTATAGAATAACTACTTCAATCAGTTTTTTACCTTCTGTTAAGTCTGTTTCTAATGATTTTGCAAAGACTGAACGACCTGCATCATTCTTGCCAATGCTTTGAGCAAATCCCGGCTCATTATCTGCGGTAACAATCAAGTCACCTTTTGATACGGGTCCAATAAAATTACATGGAACTCTTCCTCTTAGTGCAACGTAAGGATGAGTTTGTGAATTACCTGCTTCTGCATTTAACTTGAGTGCTGGATTTGTAGAAATAACTCCTGCTACTGAGACATCTTTTGCTTCTGTCGTTGTTGTTATCTCTGCCTCGCCACCAAAAACTACAACTGTTCCTTTTAAATAAGGAACGTCAGTTGCATATCTTTCTGCAAGGTCGGCAAATGTTGCTTCAACTGAATGGCCATATATGTTAGAATACTTTAAAGCAGATGTTCCTAAAGTATATGTGTTATCAGTTGCTGGTATTACACTTCCTGTAATGTCAGTGCCTGGGACTACAATGGATTCCGTGCTAGTATCACCTTTTGTTAATGTGATTGTGTTACCAGAAATAGATAATGCAGATGAGTAATGAAGTGCTTGATGACTATTATCACGAACAATATTAGCAGGCCAAATGATGTTAGTATCATGAATAGTTCCTGCATATGCTGACGACCAATCAATCGCACTTGCAGGTGTGTTGGTAAAATTATTATAATCTAGATAGTATGTGCCATCTTGTCCATCTAATGTTCCTGCATCTGCATCAGTATGTAATGTGGCATATCTAGCATCAACTCTAGCCTGTGTATAATAAAGATTAGTTGAACCTTCTGCTAAATCATCTGTAGTGTGATTAGCAATACTAGAAACTGTACCTGTTAAAGTGCCAGATATAGTAGTAAATACTCCCGTTGATGGAGTGATTGCGCCTATTGTTGTGTCATTAATTGAACCAAGCCAGATTCGAACATCATTCAATTCAGATAATCCAGTACTAAGAAGGTCTGCACCTTGTGTATCTAATCCACCAAAATGTAAACCAGTAGAGTTGCCAGTTAAGTTACCAGTTACGTTGCCTTCGAATGTATCTGCTTTGAGAGTGGCATATATTGCGCCTACTTTTGCTTCCCATTTGTCAGTAGATTCATTCCATTGTATAATAGCATCATCTGAAGTACCACGGTTTATCGTAATACCACCATCTTGTGTTGGTGAGCCCGTATGATTACTGTTTATTAATATGTTATTGTCTGCTAAATTTATTGTTTCAGTATTAATAGTAGTTGTCGTACCATCTATTAGGAGATTGCCTTTGATCCAAAGTGTTCCATTTTTAGATTTTAGTTCACCATGAGATGCGCCGTTATCTATAATTAATGTCTCGCCTTTTAAGACTAATTTATCATCGAACTTAATTTGTTGTGCCATTATATTTTTTCCAAGTTACTAAGAATAGTATCTACTATTTATTTAATAGTATTTATCGTTAAACTCTCATATACAGTATTAACAGTTAATATAGCAGGCAATAAAAAACCCGCAATTAAGCGGGTTTTTATATTCATATCTAAATTGTTTAGATGAATGAAAGGTTTGCCATAGCAATCTTTGAAACGTAATCAGCCGCATTACCAAGTGATGATGCAGTGTTATTAAGTTCAACATAGCCGTAACGAGTCATAAATGAAACAACTGGCTCGAAAGTTGACGGATCAACTACAACGCCTGAAGACATTAATGGAACGTATGGGCAATAGAACGCAGCCGCGTCTATTTCGCCTGAACCCTTATATCCTAAAAGGACGTCAGTAGTATCAGTAGCATAAGTGTTTACATAGATACGCATAGTACCGTTTAAAGTTCCAACAAACTTAGTGTTTGTAGGTGCTTCGAAAGTACCTTCAGTAGTACGTGCAAATGCTGATGTAGTTGCTGACTGTAGCACAGTAAGTGCCGCAGGTGAAACAACTGCCCAGTTTGCCGCGCCTCTACGAGTACGTTGAGCGATTAAGTTCGCTTCACGATTCATCATAGTTGCAAGTACCGCATGTCTGTCACCAACGAAAGTTGGAGTACCAGTAAATGTAGCGTTCATATCATAAGATGCTGTACCTGTAGCAAGATTTCCTAGTGAACCTAGAACTTCCTGATCGATTTCAGCAGTGATTTCCATAGCAAGTGCTGCCATGATTTCTGCTTCTACATCTAGACCATGCATTGCGTTAGCATCTTGTGATGCTTCAAAAGTCCAACGGGCACTCAACTTACGAGTTTTCGCTTCAACTGTTTGCTTCAATACTTGGATTGACATTTTGTTACCTGCTGTACCTTCATGGCTAGCAGTTGCACCAGCGCCGCCGCCAGTTTTGCCAGAATATGCTTCTGCAATATCAAATGGTGAAAGTGCTTCTTGACCTGCAGTAGCGCCGTTAGCCGTGTCAGCATAACGCACACGCAATGTGTGAATTTGACCAACTGGACCAGTCATTGGCTGTACGCCGATGATTTCGTTCGCGATTACTGTAGGCATTACACGTCTGATGATAGGCAAAATTACTTTGTTAAGTGTTGCCATGTTACCAGCCTGTGATGCACCCGCTGTGGCACTTTCTGTAAGTGCTTGTTTAGTGTTTTCTAAAACTGAAGACATTACGTCACGTTTGTTACCTTCTAGACCATCTAGAAGTGTTTCGCGTGTTGTTGTCCAGTTATTTCCTTCGAAAAGATTTTCCATCTTTTTCTCCTGTATCTGGTTAATTATTTAAGTCCGGCTAATTTTTTTAGCTGGATTATATTGGCATCGTTACTCTGTGACTCTTGTGGTGAACTAATAGTTAGTTCAACACCTCTGTCGCCAGTGTGTTCTGTTACTTTGCCTTCATTTAACGATTGTTTTGCCTCAGTTGAGACTTTCTCATTTAATACTGCTGGTAAATACTTCTTAAAAGCAGTTTTTAAATTCGCTGTTTTTACTGTCTCAAGCAAGTCTACCATTACGCTACGCTTTTCTTTGCCTAACGGAGATAAAAGACTTTCAAGGACTTCTTTACGATCCATTCTGTCTTTCATTATACGTTGTGCCTTTCCAGCATTTGTAATAGTTTCATCTTTTTCAGTAATTGTTTCTTCTAATTTTGCAATTGCAGTAGCAGATTCTTCTAATTTCTTAGTAATCTTAGCAACTTCAGTGCCTTCATTTAATTGTGAAGTCATGAATTCGCCTGCGAATGCTTCAAAAAGTTTACGGCCAAACTCGTTTTCTTTAGCCGATTGAATATCTTCTTTCAAGACACTCAGTTCTGAACGTAGAGCAGTTTCGATAGTCTTCTCGACTAATTCTGCTGAACGTTTGATAAATGAACTCTTAGTTTTCATAAGAATCTCTTTACCTTCTGCTACCATACGTACTTTAGTATTAACTAAATCACGCTTATCATCGTGAAACTCTGCTAGTTCGCGAGAAAGTTGTTTAACTACGAATTCTTTAGTTCGACCTAAATGTTCGTTAACTTTCGTACGATCTGCTCTGAGTTCCTTAACTTCTGTTGCTAATTGAGAAGTAATGAATTTTTCAAGGAGAGATGCATGTTCTGAAATTGCTTTCTTATATGCAACTCGTTCTGCGATTAGGGCTTCGCGGTCTGTTTTGAACTCTTCCATTTCAGATTTAATCGTTGTTGAAAGCATGTTATCCATTGCCTCCACGATTACTGATTTGTCGTGTTCAAACTTTTGTGCGAACTCTTCACGCAACTCGGCTGTTATCTCCTCTCTTGCTTCATTTACCTGTGCTTCCCAAGCCTCTGATAGTTGAGATCTTACATCTTCACTCATTATATCTGACTCAAGAAGGCCAGCAAGGATTTCATTTGTTGCCATTGTTGGTTCTCCTATTTAAGTTTAAGTTCTCTTATGAACTTAACTATTTCTTTTGACAAGTACTTTTGGGCGCCCTTGTCGTGTTGAACATTCTGTGCTAGTTTCCATGTTTCATAGCCACCATTCATGTTCATTAATCCTTCGTATATTGCTTTTGGATATGCGTCCGGGGCACTTGGTTGTGCCACAATATCGACTGTAATAATCTCATAATTACTCACATTACCACTGTTATCAACTTCACCAGAGCCACGAGATGAGACACCTAAAGTGGCGCCTGATTCGATTAATACTCTGATAATGTTACCCATTGGTGTAGGAACAATTTTAAGTTTACCATAGCCGTTTGGACCATCCATCCACATATTCTCGATAATATGCGAAACACGATCTACGTTTACTGTTAATTCTGGCGGGTGGTCGCACTCACCTAACACTGGAAATCCTTCCTTAATCTTTGCTTGGACTGAATTTACTGCATTAGTGATTTCGCTCACTGGGTATACTCTCTGGTTTGCATTCTTTACGCCACCTTGGACGAAAATGCCTTCCATGAACATACTTTTACCACCATCCTCGCTTTCAACGATTCGTGATTTCACACTTGCTTGATTATGTGACAATCTTTCAATAAGAACGGTCATATGTTTCTCTCCAAATAGAGTTTTTTATTAGGCTTTAGGTGCTGGTGCTTTCTTGTTACCAACAACATTTACATTACCTGTTTTCATATCTTCTGCTTTTGCTGAGCCGCCTGATGTGTTACCATCATTTTGTCCAACTGGTCCTGCATCACTTTCGTCTGCACCACCATCTTTCGCTACTGGAGAATCTTTCTCGCCATCAGCGCCTTCTTTAGCAGAAACTGGAATAGTATATTCTTCCAATTTTTCTTCTTCTTCTTCGTCTAAATCTTCAGTTGAATCTTCTTCAATTGCTTCTTCGTCAGAAACTTCTTCAGTAAATTCTTCTACTGATTCTTCCATTTCTGGCTCTTCAATATCTAAGTCAATTTCGCCTTCCATATCAGACATTTCTTCGTCTTCATCTGTAGCATCATCTTCTTCACCTGACATAATTTTTTCAAATTCTGCTTCTAGGTCTGCTAATGCTGTTTCTAAATCTTCTACTCTGTCTTCAACATCGCCTTCAGAATCGCCGTCTTCATCACTCATTTCTAAGTCATCTAACGCTTCTTCGTCTTCAATATCTTCGTCATCATAAAATTCTTCATTTTCAATCTCATCTGAATCAGTGCTGATATCATCAGTTAATTCAAAAGTTTCATCAATTTCCTCAAGCTCTTCTTCTACAACGGTGTCGCTTTCGTTAAGAGAATCCTCATGGATTTGTCGTGCTTGTTCAACTACGAAGTCATGCAAAAGCTCTTCCGCTTTAGTAGTCTCTTCGTTGATTAACAATTCTAGCACTTGTTCTAGTGTACTTCTTGACATTATAAGTCTCCTTAAAAATCTTAGTGTTAGCCACTACAATCGCGGCAGGTTATAGAAACGCAGTATATTTGTTTCATACATAGTTATTTATAGGGATTATGTGAGTATATTGGGATAATACGCAAAAACGAGTGGTTTTTGAGTATTCTTCGACTTGTAAGATATTTATATAAGGTCACTCACATGTTAACATGATATATAACCTTTAATCTTACATTTCTAAATCAGGCATTCCACCAGATGCATCTGCATCTTTCGGTCCATATTGTTGTTTTACCTGAGCGGCTTCAGAGCCTTTTTGGTACTTTCTATACTCTCGTATCTTTCTTAGTTTAGAAAGATGTTCGAGAGTTAGACGAATTTTACGTGTGTCCTTGAGTTCGATGCTTGAAAAGTCATCTTCCTCTGGATCATAGTTTTCTGTTAGTTCTGAATATTTCATACTAGTATTTATACATCTTCGTCAGAATCGGCGTTTTCTGCGCCAGAAATAGGGGAATCTCCAGATACTTCGCCATCATCTTCTAAGTCATCTGCATTAAACTCTTCATCGCCGCCATCAAAGTCGCCGCCTTGTCCTGGTGATGCGCCTACACCTTTAAGTGTATCTTCACTTTGTGCTAGAGGGTCATCAAGATTGCGTTCTTCTTTCCACAGTGCGGCGTTTTGTAGTATTTCTTCATCAGAAAGTCCTAAGAAACGTTTTAGTGCAAAGCGTTTACTGATGTAATCTGCACTCTCGACACTTGTAAATACATTCATTGCTACTTGGTCTACTTCTGCCTGACGATACTTACCGAAGTTCTGAACAGTGTTAAATGTTAAATCAAAAGTGCTACTTTCAATTAGAACACCACGGTGTTTCAAGAACATCTTAAATTCATTATCTAGTTCTTCAATGATAAGTTGTTGTAGTCTTTCACAATACTTCGTGAATCTAAACTCTTGTATCATTGCAGTACCAGTTCTGCCATCGTTAAATGCAGAACCATTTGCATCCATACCACCCAAATAACTTGGTGGAACTCGTAAACCTCTTAATAGTTTATCATTAAAGAACTTCAAGTCATCAATTTGACCTAAGTTCTCGCCACCTGGTAGTGTTTCAACTTTAGAACCACGACCTTCAGCCGTTTGAGCAAAGAAGTAATCTTCCATAATTGATAGTGGATTGTATGCACTATCAACAACGTTAGCACCGCCACCTGTTTTAGATGGGATTCTTCGTTGATGAATTTCATTCTTAATACGTTCTAAGTGTTGACGTGCTTTATGAGTTGGCATATCACCAACGTCAATATAAAATACTCTACGTTCTGGCGCTCTTTGAACACGATAGATAATGATAGAGTCTTCTAGTAATTCTTTTTGTTTGTATACTTTAAATACAGGCTCAAGCATACTTGTGCCGAAGGGCCAGTATTGGTCGATACCTTCACTTAGAGATACGTGAATAACGTGCTTGGCATCAATTGCTGTTGATGTTTGGTCATCAGCAAAACGAGAACCAGGCGATGAGCCTGCCGCAAACCCTTGTGTTTGTCCAGCAGTACTCGTAGGAATACCCATTTGCTGTGAACCAGTTTGTGCTAACTTCACAGTATCAGCAGTAATATTAAGACTTTGCATATTGATATCTAAATCTTTGATATAATAGGCTTCAATCTTTTTACCTTTGCCTTCGTTTACAACAACTTTTTCAACTTTTGCAGGATTTACCCAATATAGTTTATATGTTTCTGGGTCTCTTACGAACAATTGGTCGCCATATTTGACTGTATTTCTAAAAATTCTAAAAATACGTTTGTTCATTTGATTCATTGAACACCATTGGCGCAATGATTTCTGAAGAACTTCATTTTCAGTAAATGATGGGTCATCATTGAATTGTACAGAAAATGGTAATTTTGTAGTTTCACTAAACAACGTAGAAAATTCTGCGATAGTATCTAATGCCGCATTGACTTCAGAATCCATATCCATTTGGTCATATTGGCCATATCTTTGGGCTCTATTGGGTTGTCCCATATAGACTTCTGGCAACCAACTGCTATATTTTGAACTCGATGCATTGCCTCCACTAGTGCTGCCACTATCAGATGGACGTACTGGTACGCCGTCATATGTTTTAAAGTATTTTTTCCAAGTCATAATTTATTCCTAATTCTATTTATATTAACATATTCCATGTTCATTGTCAAGTGTTGTTCCCTTTATTTTTGTATAAGTTGGTCATTAAGTATTCTCATCTGGGTTATCAATAGTTCAGTTGCTTTCATATTTTCCCCAAGTTCAGCGCGCCATTCTGGTGCTTTATAATGATTCTCTACTGAAATTTGCATCTGGTTCATTTTTTCCACTCGTGCTAGTAGGGATTCTAAGAATTCCTTTTGGTCTGCGACATCACCAGAAAAACCTGTGGCAAATTGTGCCTGTTGGGCTGCCAGAGTCGTGGACTGTTGCGCTAATGGAGTTAACTCTTTTTTACTCGTAGGAATTAACTGATTATAATAACTAGCGGCTTCGTTATGCATAAGTTCATCATCGTTGAGATCCATATAAGCGCCATTGTCTTGATAACCATTCTCGATATGACCTTCAGCCTTGCCATTGATTATGTCAAGAATAATTGTGCCGGTGCCTGTTTGGAGCCGCTGTATGCCAGTTGACACATCGACCGCCAAACTAATTGCGTCTTGATAGTGTACTAGCGCCTTTGCGGCTTCTAAAGCAAATGCTTCATTTGTTGCTGTTAATTTTATAAGATTGTCTGTGAAGGCTGGCATTAATTTATTCATTGATTGTTCTGCCAAAACTGATGCTTTACGTGTTTGTTCTGTAGCCAACATTCTAGTGGTATCTTCTTTTCCGCCTCGGCTAACACCTGTGTCAGATTTTCCATAAGTTTGGGCGCTTTCAAGTAGTTGTCCAACTAGGGCTGCCAGTTGCTTGTTTCCTAATAATTGTACTCTGACTCCATCTTGTGATGCGAATCCTTGCAGACTCTCTGCGAATTTTGGAAACTCTTCTGCCATCATAGCCTGAAAATCTTCATTTGAACCAGATTCTATTGAACCTGATATTTGATTAATAAAGCCTAGAAGTTCTTGTCCAACACCAGTGCCTGCTAAGTTTTGATATTCATCTGTTTGAAGGAATGCTTGTTGAGAACCGGCCGCAAGTCTTGCCGCTAGGGCTTCACCCATTGGACCACCTTGTACATTCATAGCCTTCATTGCATCTTCTACTTGCATTCTCATTTCTTTCGGAAGAGTTGCTAGTAGTCCTGCTTGATCTGGAGATACACTTTTTTGCATTAACTCCGCGGCTTCTTCCATTGAGATCTTCAATACATTCGAAGTCATCTGGACGTTAGACATGAAACTTTCCATTCCTGATTTCAAGTCTTGCTTGTCTCTGTTCTGGAGTTGTCCTGCAACTCGTAATGATTCAAGATATTGTCCTGACATATTAGCAATTTGTCCAAAATCCATACTGAATCGTTGCATCATGCCCTCAGTGTTGCCTACATCTGCAACTGAAGTGGCAAAATCTAATGCGCTCTTTACACCAGTAACGCCCACTGCTTTAGAGAATCGTTTAGTAAATTCTGCCGCTTCGCCGAAAGTGAAACCAGTAGCAGAGATAGTCTCTGCAATACTAATAAAGCCTTGTTTGGCTTCATCTATTCCAGCGAACAAGCCCGATTGACGCATATCGCTCGCCATATCGAATCTTTCAGTGAAACCCGTATCTACTGCTGCCATGATCGTATCTATTGCCCCTTTACCCAGAACGCCAAAACTAATGGCTGCTTTACCCGCCGCTTTGCCGATGTCGTTAACTCTGTTTATCTTCTCTTCTTGTCTAAGTGTTGCGGTCGCTGATTCTTTGCTTTCACCCATGCTCATTAATTTTTCTAATTTTATTTGACGTTGGGCTGCATTCTTGTCATTTGTTTTTAATTGGTTAGTGTTAATCTTATATAAATCCAGCATTGAGTTCAATAAACTATTATTTTTGCCGGATTGTTGTGCTGATGCCTGTTCTGATGCTTTGTTGACTTGTTTATCTTTTGCATTATTTTTTGACTGTTGAGCAATTTCAACTTTTATAGCATTCAATTGGTCCTTTGATGCAGACTCGCCCTTAGCAACTAATCGCAACAAGGCGATTATCGCAGTATTTTGAGCAGTGGTTTGTTTAATCGACCCCTCAATACTTTTTTGTGTCGATTCTGTGGACCACTCGGATACCCCGCCCTCTACGCCTACAATGATTACATCTTGAGTATCTGCCATTAATATTCTCTATATATTGTTATATTATAAAACTTCGTAGTTATTAATAAGATAAATAATCATAGTAGTTATGTCTATACTTAATTAATTATGTAACTTATATACCATAGTGTATTTATCAAAGGAAATAAAATGAACGATAATCCGTTAACAAAGTACTTTAGAAAGCCAGCAATATATGTGCAAATTCCAACTGGCGGTAAATTTAACCCAGAAATCACCAAAACTGTGTTAGATGAGATTGCTATACTTCCAATGACTGCTATTGACGAAATATCAATGCAGAATCCAGATGAACTTCTTAATGGCGAAGCATTGATTAATCTTATTGCAAGTTGCGTACCATCAATTCCTAATCCTAGGAACTTATGTAACATAGACGCAGAGTTATTATTCTTGGCAATTAAATATGCAACACATGGTAAAGACATCGTACACTTACACACATGCACTGAATGTTCAGAACAAGCAGAATACAACATAGATATAAATCATATCCTTGATAAATTTCCAGATGTAAATGAAGTGGACCCAGTCGAGTATGAAAGTTTAAAAATTCACGTACATCCACCTAAACTTGAAAGTTTAACGAGATTAGCACTAATTGATGTCGAACAATCACGAGTGTTAGCAAGTATTCAGGCTGTAGCAGAAGATGACGTGGAAGGCAGGGAACTAGAACTTGCAAAGCAATTCGCAATTAGTTTTAGAAAAGTATCGAAACAGAATATAAATCTACTAATCAGTTCTATAGATAGAATTGAAACTCCTGATGAAGTTGTCACTGATAAAGATACTATCCTCGAATTCATGGAAAACACTCCATCAAATATAGTTAAGAAAGTCAATGACAAAGTACAGGAACTAAGTAAAAAACCTGTAGACTTAACGACTTTTGAGTTTGTATGCGAGTCTTGTCAGCATCCAGAGAAAGTAACATTTGAGATGAATCCTGTAAATTTTTTCTCAGCTGGTTAAAGTCCGCCAGCGCCGAAGATATTATAAAAAAACAAGAGACTTATAAAAAAGAACTTGATAAACTACATAAGACCCTGTTGAAATTAACTTGGTATATGCGAGGCGGAGTTAGTATATCTGAACTTCACGAAATGCCCGCTGGTCATATCGAACATCTAAATGACATAGTGACTGAAAACTTTGAGATGAGCAAACAGGCTGGTGTACCTATTTTATAAAAAAAGTTATAAAAAGGGTTGACATCGCTATTTCTTTATGTTAGTATGGTACTCATAACTAATATAAATCATATCAAAACTAATACAAGTTCTAATACAAATCCCACTACAGTACTAATATATAATATCTTCAACTAATAAAAAACTAATATGGCAAGCATAGTGGAACTGTTAGTCGGGTTGCCGACTCGGGATTGAGGGCGTATGAGAACCATACGTTCAGATAAGTTGGGTGAACTCCGACACTGCTTCTCGTTAACCACAAGAACTGTTTGTAACGCAAAACATTCATTACTCTAAAGGTATATGGATGACTAGTATTTACCGTACAGAAATGTACACACCGCTGATAGATATATTACTATCGACTTTGATTAAATTTTGTTCTATGTGGACTAATCAAGGTGCCGTTGAGTCGCAAGACGCAATACTAAGTTAAGAGGGAATCGTCAACCGACCTCGCCATTGCTAGTGGCTAACTTAGACATAGAATCTGATGAACTAAACAGGTATCATTTTACACGTTGTCCTTCTAGGAGGGCAATTGTGTCTTCCAAACTTAACAAGTAATTAAATATGGTATTAATATAATGTGTTTGAAAGAAATAAATATCAATGAAATGTTCTTTGAGTGAAACGAAAAGAAATTTCTGAAGATATTAGGTCTGTAAGACCTATTAAGATATTAACAATGATGTGATTAAGATTACCTATGTCTAATGAGAATATAATAAAGATACATTCAACGGAATCACCTTCTAAGTTTTATTGTAGTAGTCCATTTGTAGCAACAAGACAAACTGCATATGATAAGATTAGTCCGTGTGCTTTTGGACCTATTGAAGTGCAAGTTGACCACAACACATCACAAAAAGATAGATGGAATAATCCAGAACTTGTTAATTTAAGAAATAAATTTTTAGTAGGAGAAAAGCCTACAGAGTGTAAACGTTGTTGGGATGAAGAAGATGCAGGCATAAAGAGTCTCCGTCTACGAACTAATGACCTGTATGGCACAGAGAATGATGGATGGCAACAAGGTCCTAGAGAACTTGTAATTAAAACAACTAACGTATGTAATTTAGCATGTAGAACATGTGGAGGGTGGGATACTAGTTTATATTGGCCCGAAGGTGAACATTACAAGAATGAGTACAAAGTAATCAATAATGATTTTCGCCAGTATTGGCGTACCAAAGTCTATCATGATAGTGATAGTTACCAACTTGATGACTTAGTTAATGTAGAAAAACTAAGTTTTTTTGGTGGAGAGCCTTTACTAGATAAAAAACATGCAATACTATTAAGAAAGATAATAAAAGCAGATAGAGCCAAAGATACTACGTTATTTTATAGTACGAATGGACAACAGACAGGTAAGCATTATGAAAAACTTTGGAGCGAGTTTAAACGTGTAGAAATATTCTTTAGTATTGATGGCATAGAAGACCAGTTTGAATATTTGCGTTGGCCTGGTGACTGGAATAAAACTGTAGAACATATTGATTGGTTCTTAGATTTACCTAACCGTTATCCTAGTGTTGACTGGTACTTTGCAGGCTCTCAATGTGTTAGTCTTATTAATATTGCAGACTATCAGACGACTTCAAATTGGTTACGTAACAAACTAGGTGCTGTATACTTTAATATTGTAGACCACCCGAATCATTACCGAATGACTAATTTGCCTGACGATGCAAAAACTAAAATTGTAGATACAATAGAAGATGATGATATAAGAAATTACCTTACTATAGAACCCGCAGACTTAGATGCACTGGAACGTATGATAGTATGGACTAAAAGACAAGATGCATACCGTAATCAGAGTTATGCAACTACGTTTCCAAATACATATGAATTAATAAAGCCTCATTGGGAAATGGTAAATAACTTACATAACCTAGAGATAATTGAATGAGTAATTGGACATATAATAATAAAGTTGTGAATGATTTGCCTGATGATGTCGAGGGATTTGTATACGTAATTACGAATCTTGTGGATAATAGAAAATACATCGGAAAGAAGTTAGCAAGATTTAAGACTACTAAACCGCCACTTAAAGGAAGAAAGAACAAAAGACGTGGTACTAAAGAAAGTGATTGGAGAACCTATTGGGGTTCGTCTGACCATTTGAATGCTGACGTGTTAGCACTAGGTGAAGATAAGTTTACACGTGAAATAATCCACTACTGTCCTAGTCGTGGTATATTAAGTTATATGGAAGCAAAAGAACAGTTTGACCGTAAGGTGTTAGAAACTGATGAATACTATAATGGCATTATTAATGTCCGTGTAGGAAGTTCAAAGATTCTTAAAGAACATTTACAGAGTCTCAAGTCAAAAATATAGGCCTCAACAGCCACTGATAGATTCCTATCATATCAATACACAAGAAAAATATATTCTGTACAATCAATGGTTTGTCTTTTGCTTTTGAAAAGACATAGATTGCCAGTATGTGCCCCATTGCGAATATTGGAAATGCAAATTTAGATATGGGTATATTAGACGATATCAGAAGACCACCACACACAAACATTGCGGTTGCAATCCACTTCATAGTATTACTAGACATAAACTCTCTCCTGTATGATGTATTTAGACAAAAGAAAACCCAGTACCATGACTGATACCGGGCTTCCCGTCTTACAACCCTTAAATTTAAGGACCTTTTTGTGCTTTTTTATGGATGGTACGTTAAGGTCTAACCCATCCCAACCCCCCGAAGAGGGCAACTCTACATATTAACCAGTGAAATTTTTTTAATTGTATTCCATTGACTGTCTTAGTGTAGAGCAAAGCAACGATTACCAATGCCTGATGAGAGAGGTTTAGAGGAGGCAAAGATATTCGTTGAGATAATATAGTAATAATAACATACTACAATCACAAAGTCAAGCTTTTTCATAGTTTTATTTATATAATTATGCAAAATAATGTTAAATGCATCCTACTATATGAATTCTTTCTTCCCAAGACCCATTAATCGCAGTATGCATCTTTGTTGTATCTACCACATAATAGTTTCCATCT